AAGCTTTGTCAAAGAGGGTATCCATACGGTCAAGATACCTTCCACCATTTCTGAAAAAATCTCCTGCCTTCATAAGAAAAAACCTCCCATCTAACTATTTAGAGGAGAGGTTCTTGATATAATCCTTTTCATTTTGGTACGGGTGCGTTTGACCTGACCATATTCTATACCCTTCATGCAGTTCTGGCAAGAGCCACTGATCTACCCTGTAGCAATACTGCCAGTTGACTGGTTGAACACAGTTCATAACTACCACTTGCCAGAAAGCTACAAGGTGGATCCAGAAGGTTTGCATTAGCGATCATTCGCAGCACGATTTTCGGATTTGAATACGTCAAATTCTCCACCAGGATAACGCTTCTCCAATTTTTTCACATTGGTTGCAATCACTTCATCAAATGAGATATCCAAAGCCATTGTTGCCTGAGCGACATACCATAGAATATCACCCAACTCAATAATAAGATGCTCACGGTTGTCCTCGTTCCATGGTT